TCCAGTAGGTCTTTGTTTGATTTATTCATATTATTGAAATAGATCCTTTAGGCTAAAGGGTTTCTGTTTGATCCCTTGGTTTACGTTTTTAAGAGTAAGGTCCATGTATTGGCTAAGGGACTGCTCGTCTTTGTTGATGAAAGCACTAAGAGTGATCTTTTGTCTGAGCATGGTCTGCCTTAGCCCAGTGTAATAATCACGCATCAACGTGTTTAGTTCTACGAGAGCAGCGTTAGTAAACTTCTCAGGGTTGGTTTCGTCAGGGACGTAGCCTTCCATGTATCTACTCTGCCATGAACTATCGTTAATCAATAGATTAACAGCTTCATTTAGCGTTACCTTTCTTCCTTTGTATTGCTTTCTGTATGTGCGCAGCTGCTGTGCGTAGAAATACTTAAGCGTTACACCCTCCTCGTTACGGAAGTCTTGCATTTTAATACCAGACGACAGGTGCGTAGGCTTGGCTCCAATGATGGACTGACTGTCAGATAGAATTATGTCATCAAAGGTAAGGATTTTTTGACCGCCAAACGTCAGATCTTCTCGATTCTTAAAGCGAGGAGCTTGACGCCAGACTGTCTCAGTAACCCAATTAACGTCTGTCTGTAAGTCTTCACCAAAGTAGTCAGTTTCATAATTCATGGGGCCAACTCCTAAGACTTGATAAGCGACCCGCTCAAAGAAGGTTCCTCCTTTAAGGTCTACAACTTTGTTGTCTACAGTTATCTTCTTAACAATCTTACGCGCCTCTGCGGGATTAGGAATATAACTTAATACAAGCGACTCCAGCGCCAAGTAGGCCGCTTCGGGATCATCAGATGTTAGGTCTTCAAAGGTGTTAATACCACCAGCGAGCGGTAGTTCCTTAGCAGCAGCAATAGCAGACATACGCATAACCTCAAACAAGTTAAGATTAGGGTCTAATATTGGTTGGCCAGTTTCGGCCTGAAGGCGACGCAGGTAAAGGAACGTACCAATATCAGCATACATGGATACACCAAAGGTAGCTGGCATAGCTGCTCGGTAATCCATTCCTAATGCTCGATAAGGCTGTATGCCGAGCTTACGCGCGCGTTTTCGTTGCTCATTAGACAGGTAGCCCATAGAGCCAGTCATGTTGCCCAAGGCACCACCTATCATACTGATTGAGGCGATAGATGCACCAACCATAATATCAGTCAGCATCTCCTCGTTATATTTGAGACGTCTTACTTTAACTACGTCAATTCGGTTTATCAGTGCCTCAATATCCTCAGCAACGCCAACCTTTTGATCGTCCCCTATGTTTTTATTGGACAAAATATCCTGCTTTATTTTTAGTTCACCCTCCATCTTCTTAATCTTTTTGGTATAGGGGTTGAACAAGCCAGCTCTAACAGCCAACAAAGGAAAGAACTGAATACGTCCAGTTCGATACACACCGCGCATAGCCACACCAAAGAAGGGCATTAAGGCGTCCATAAAGAAACCTGCAATATTATCCGAATTTTTGATATTGTTTATGGGTTTGATTACTTGGTCGACAATAGAGGTAGCTACATCTTCCACATTATCAGCGTTTGAAGCAAACAACAGTTCAGTTCTAATGTTGTTTATCTCATCAGAAAAGTCGTTATTATCAGCTAATACTGGTAGACCATCCTGCTCCGTCCAAGCGGTTTCATACAGCTCCTTTGCGCGTTTCTCCATCTTAGGCCCGCCCTCTGGAAACTCCAGTAAAGCACGGCGATACGAGTCGGCGGTTACACGAGAGCGTATCAGGGAGCGTTTAAACATATCGTCAACAGCGACAATGCCGCGAACACCAAACGAGATAACGTGATTAAGGAAACCGTTAACAACAAGCTGACCGAACTTGGTGGACACAGAGTTACGAGCATTTACTCTCCGTTCCGCGTTGGCCCTTGCTTGGACAACGAGGGCGTGAGTTCCTTTTACGTTACCGTATTTATTACCCTCGGTATCGAAGCGGTTTCCCATGTTATCTGTTACCGACATATTCATGAAATATGACCGCTTTAATGCTTTAAGATACTCGCCAGCTTCCTTTCTGCTTGAAGGAAACATTGCAAAGGTTGCTCTTATCTCGGCCTGAGCTAGCAGCTTGGCGGTACGAAGCCGCGGGTTTAGGTCACCCTGACTCTGAGCCATTGCTGAAAGAAACTTAACTGGAATACGAAAGACCTGTTTGAACATACCAAACGCTCCAGTAGGCACCCCCGCAAACACCGAAGGAAGCTGAGCGATGAGAGCCATTGTTCTGGACGAGCGTAAGACTCTAACAAAGCGAGTAAATCGAGATGCGTTGTCTTTATCTAGCTGCGCTATAAACATCTTTTCTAGTTTGAACGCCAGAGCTATCTGTTCTTGGTCGAAGCGTCCTTGCTCAAGGTCTGCAAGCTTCTTACGCATACGAGCCTTAGATTCAGCAATCTTTCTACGAAGCTCTTTAATCTTAGGATCTTCAAGTTTAGGAGCTTTAGGCTTCTCACCAACCGTATCATCCAGTTGTGATATAATCCCTTTTCCTTCAATCTCGGCTAACCTAGCCAGTTCTTCGCTAAGTTGACGCGTCTGTGCGGCTTCCTTCTCGGCGTTACGATAGAACTTAATCTGCTCCTCCATCATAGCCGTCTCTTCGTCCTCTACTTTACGACGTTTGATTTCAGCTACGTCGTCCGTCGGATAGCGTTCAGTAAACCTTTCGCGATAGGCGGTTAATTGTTTCTGTAGGCGCTCTTTCTTAGTCTTAAGCTTATTCTCGATACGAGCTGCTGCATCTGCTGATGCGTCTCCTTCAAGCTGACGCTCTGCAGCCTCAATCTCTTTGAGACGTTGACGCATACGCTGACGGAGGTCACGAATGTCTTTATTGACCTTGTCTAAGCTTGTGGGCTTCTTACCGCCTTCTGGCTTTTCAAGCTCTTTCTTTTGAAGGGTAATATCGCCGCTGCCTTCTATGGCCGCTAAACGAGCGCGCTCACGCTTGCGGTCAATAAGTCTTTTGAGTTCCGTTCTAGAACTGTCGTAGAAACGTAGCAGCTTCTGTAGGCGCTCAATACGAGGATCTTTCGGAGTCTTATCTGGCTGCGGCTGTTGCCCAGCGTCAATCAGTTCGTCCTCAAGGCCCAAGTCAGTGTTATCAGTGTCCTTGATGGGACGCTTAGCTACGAACTCAAGGCGAGCTTTAGCTAAACGGTCTTCAAGTTTCTTGATTTGATCTTTGATCCGCTTCTCACGTTTAGCAAGTTTCTGGTCTAGAGTAAGAGAGTTGTTCTTTTTCTTCTTCTTCGTAGTGCCTTCTGAAGTTATCTCGGTGGGTGTTATCTCGTCCTCTTGTGTAATCTTGAGGTCATCAGCATCTGCCTCTTCGCGCTGTAGGCTGTCCAGTTCTTCTCGGACGTTAACAACATCGACAGCAAAGTCAGGGTCGGTGTCAAAGAAGTCATCAAGGAAGTCACCGAGAAGCTCTTCAAGGCTATCATCTTCGCCACCGTTTTTGCCTGTAATCATACCGCGAAGTATGTCTTCAAGCTCTGCAAGAGCCTCTTCTTCCTTAATCGCCCGTATACTAAAACGAGCATTTACGGAGAACAGGTCTGCATCTTTACGAAGTTTTAACCCTGTCCGACCGAATGTAGTTTCGATAGTGTCGCGTATCGCGTTGGCCTTACGCATGAAGACTATCTCATCATAAATTGCTTGCAGTGTTTCAGGCGCAGGCCCTGATTCAGCAAACTCAACCAGAAAGCTGTCCAGCAGTTCTTTAGAGTCGCGATCAAGGCGTTTGATTTCTTGGGCTATTAACGGAAGCTCGGTCTGTATTTGACGATCACCTAGTTCTTCTGGTTTTGGTTCGCCCTCAACATCCGTAAATTTAGCAAGACGCTTTCTTAGTAAACGTAGTTGGTCGTATCGAGAATCGCCACCTGCTCCTGCGGCTCCTTGCTCATCAAGAGGTGGAGGAGTTGGGGGAACAGCGTCTTCAAGGGGAGGAGCAGCGTCTAGTTCGTTAATGAAGTTAAGCTGGTTTTCGGGGTCAACAACCGCTTTTGGAGTGCCAATGTCAGGAGTGTCGGGTGGGTTGACGTAGACACCGCCGTTAGCTTTAAGGGCTAAGTTAACCTCGTATTGCATCTGTTTGTCTAGGTCAGCGTAACGCAGAGGGTTGCCATCAGCATCACGGATAGTTATTTCGACATTGCTATCATGGAAATAACCTAGTTTAAGAGTATTAAGAGGCTCAATCTCTACATCAAGATCAAGCTCATCACCTACTCTGCGTATAGAATTAAACTCCGTAATCGAGGTTCGGCGGGCCTTCAACGCAGCTTGGACGTGTTCCTTACCTGCTATCAGTAGCGCTTGCTCTTTACTATAAGCACTAATTTCATAGTCAACGCCATCAATCATTCCCTCATACACGTTTTTATACGCAGGATGTTTTCTAAATTCTACTGTTATCTCCCCCTTTGGTAAGAAACCTTGTTCAAACTCAGGCAGATTAGAAACAGCAATAGCCGTCGTAGAGTTAGGCTCAAACTCAGGGAGATCGCCTAATTTAAAAGCCGATGAGGGAACTGAGGTATTGTTCTTAACACGTAATCTCTTATAAAACTGTTCGTTGTCGCGAGCAATTGCACTGGTTAAACTTAGTACCTCTTCTAGAGCGGTTCCTTTTGTAACGTCAAAACCTAACATGCGGCGAATAATATCGGTAAAGACGCTCCACGCGCTACGCCCTTTTCGTTTGAGTTGGATTGAGTTTAACTCTCGCTGGAAGAGAGGATCGGTCAGCGCCTCAGCTACAAATTCTTCAAGGTTACCAAGGCCGTAGGCGTTACCGTTAAGGATGAGACGATCCCCACCACCTCCTGCGTTAATTTTTGCTTCAATTTGTTTACGTATGCCCATTCGGTTTATTGTTTCCAAATAAACTTCGGCAAGCTCTCGTATCAAAACGGGTTTATTTGGATTAGCTACAATATCTTCAAGCACTTTAAGATATTTTTTTCCGCTGATAGCTACATAACTCGTTCCTTTTGCATTTAATTTATATCTTTTAGCATGTCTATGAATATAATGACTAGTTACAGCATGAATACCCTCGTGGGCTATTGTATTTAATGGTTCCCCTTTAGCGATTCTAATTGCGGGTCGCCCGCCTACAGCACGCGCACTCGTCGAAAACTGAGCGCGTTGGGTTCCGTAGGTATAAACCTTAACTTCATTCATCGCCTCTGGAAATTGTTTCCGTAAGACACGCAATAATTCTAATAGTCCTTCAGTCTTCTCGTCTTTTAAGTCTATAAGATTTGATTTAGGATCGAGGATTTTATCAATGACGTATCCAAAATTTAAGGGAGAGTGCATTGGGAAAGACACGCCCTCCTTAAGAGCGCCTCCTTGTTGATACCTACGAAACACCAAAGTATTATACGCTCCCATTTCGGATAACGTAGGTTTTCTTGCTCCTCCCGCGCCAGCCACAGGAACAGGCGAAGGTTGCTTAGTGATAGGGTCGATTATAAAGTCTTCTAAAGTTAAGCCTTCTTTTTCAAGAAACTGACGCCCAGCTTCTTCTAGCTGTTCTGGCGAACGTGATATGGTTGGTTCGGGCACAGCGCTGCTTTTTAATTTACGAACAAGCACGGCAGCGCCGCTTATCTTCTGTCCGTCTTTTGTTTTAGGAGCAGCTACTACTTCAAAGTCATCGCCAAGCTGTGATTTAACATACAACATCAGTTCGGCCTGAGTAAATCCTTTCTGGTATGTGCCTGTTTCTTTGTTGCCTATAATGAAAGCATTCTCTTCGCCTTCAAAGGTTGTCTTGTTCTTAGCTTTAGCAACATCGCTTACAGTACGAGCAGTGATAATTGCTTCACCGTCTTGTTTAAGAACACGTCCAATATCTTGAACGATAGTATTTCTTACATCAGGCGGTACAACATTTAGCACTGACGCGCTAACGACCTTGTCATAGGATTCGCTGGGGATGCTTTCGGCATCTTTGTAGGTAGGATCAAACCCTTCTTGTGGAAATGGCTCGTAGCTGTCAGCTCCAATAGCTTCTGAGCCTTTACCGCGTCCAGCACCGTAGTCCAGTGTATTGCCTGCTTTGCGATCATTGAGGATGTCAGCTGCCTTTACATAAGTTGGAGTAGTGGTAGCAACCTGTGTCTTTTTAGCGTTGGCTGCATCAGGTACACCATCTAGCTGCGATTGTTTCGGATCGGCAGAAGGCTCTGGCATATCCATCTGCTGCCTCTGCTCACGCATCCATTTTTGTCCAAACGGAGTCTCGTGAAACTCTACAACCTTTCCAGCGCTCTCAAGCATTTCAGCTACATCATCGGCGATTTTAATAGCATCTTCTTGCGTCCTGATTTGTGTTCGCAACGCTTTAATGCGTCCTCGTTGACCTTTAGCACTGGCTATCTTTAACTGATTTTTAAGTTCAACGAGTTGGTCTTGCATCCGCGCCTTTGCGCCTTCAGCAGTTCCTTTAGCAAACTTACGGCCCCACTTACCTGTAGACGCTATGAGACCAAAACCAGTGTTAAGGCTAGAACCAAGACCAGCGGCGAGCACATATTCGGATACTGAGCGGTTCTCGCGTTCATTGAGCAGCATTTGCATCTCCTGACGCATCGCCGTTTCGGCGATACCTAAAGAAGCACCGCTGATTGCGAGGCTCGTGCCTTGGCGTATCAAGGTTCTAGATTTCCACAGTTTTTGATCCGCGAAGCTCTTACCTGCAATCCCAAGTACCCTATCAGCACCTCTAGAAATAAACGACATACCGAACACGGAAGCTGCTACGGCCTCTCCCGCTGAATACTCGTCTTGAACGCCCATTGATTTTCTAATGGACTGGCCAGCAAGATTACTTACGCCCCATATAGCAGCGTCAGCCACGGCATAAGAAAGAACACCTGTAGCGGTACTGACGCCTTCGGGAGCTACTATGCCAACCGCGCTTATTTTCTTCACGGTGCTAAGCCCTTTCAATGCTTTTTTAGCATAGATAACATTCTGTGCAAATTTTGCAGATCGGTGTAGCTTGTGCGACATATAGAGACCGCCGCCAAGCTCAGCAAGTAGAGCCGAGCCTTCGGCCGTCCACTTCTGTCCTCGGCTAATCTGTTCATCAATAGCTTGCATTGCCTCCATAGCTTCGAGCTGGTCAGCAGTAAATCTATCTTCACCCAACGATAGTTGAGGGTCTATAAGTGAACCAGATGGGTTCGTGTAATCTAATCGTTTTTCAATAGCCATTATATTTAATCGTTATCTTCAAGAAGGGAACGCTGTTCAGCGACAAACACATTATACGTATTTAAATCATAAATTCCAAAGTCATTAAACATATCTTTAATGGCTTCTTCTTCGGGCGTCAATTCATCCAAAGATACTTCTTTTATAATAACTTCCCGCCACTCGGCGACTACAGAGTCGAGTTCTCCTTCAGTGCCAAACAAGCTAACGTCTTGAGCAGTTAGTCCTACAGCTTCTAATGTTTTCCAAGAATCAGCATCCCACTTTTGATACCCTCTTTCTAATAGAGATCTTCCGAGCTGTAGGTTGTGTCCTTCCTGTAACATTTGTTCTCTCTCCTTTTTTACAAACTCCTCGCTATACTTAGCTGTTGAATTGTTAAGGTGATTGTAACGAACATTTGGTCCTTTTTGTTTTACAAGAGCATCGGCCGCTTGCACTTGTGCTTTAACTGCCAGCGGTGTTTCGCCTAAGACCGTTCCGCGTCTCTTAAATGCTTCAGCAAAATCGCGTATTCTCTCCGCGTTCTTAGTATTTGCTTCAGTTATAAAAGTGCGCATTTTTATATTTTGCTCTTCTACGCTCAGGTTAGGATCGAGCGTGCGTGCATATTCCTGCGCGTCGCTTAGAATATCTGGGAGAAGACGGCCCTCTAAATTTCTGACGGTTTGTCGTATAATGTTTCCCTCGTCAGTAGGCATACCGCTAGTAACTATTGCTTCGATTCTGTTAACCTCGGTCGCAAACAAGTCGTCAGCATTTTGGTAGTAGGTGTTGTCTATTACCCAATTACCTACACTAAGCTCTTTGTCTTTTATTCGGAGGGCGTCAAACACGCCAATTTTGTAGTCTTGACTAACAATCCACTGCTTTGCTGACTGTTTGGGGTTGTCTTTTTTCCAAGCGGTAAATTCTTTTACGTAATCTTCTTTTTCGTCGTCTGTGAGGCTTGTCGTAATAATAGTGCGATTTTGTTGTAAAGCTCGATTACGATTGATTGCGTTCTTGGTATCGAAGTATAGGTTGTTCCCAAAATCTCCAGAGGCAAGAGCCTGTTCCTGTAACGCTTGGTTAAAGCCTTCGGATGGAGAAGCAGGGTGGGCAAACATAGCTTTTAAACTAGCCTCGATACCTTCTTCGGTGATCTGAGGGTTGATCATCTCCATTGCTCCCACAATCGTACGGCGTGTAAACTCATCTAGCTCATCAAGACTTCCTACCGCTTCCAGCTGTTCATAAGCGGTGGTAACTTTACCACCAAACGACTCCCGTATCTCGGACGATGTTCTTTGGTCCTCAATGTCAGTTGCGTTATTAATACGTCCTTTAACATCAGCAAACTGACGCGCAGCGTTTCCAGTCTTGAACACTGGCTTTCCGTTAATCTTTGTCGCCTCAGTAAGACTGATAAGCTTGTCAGCGTCGGTAACGCGTCCAGCCGCTACAAGGGCCGTAGCTTGTGCCGCTACCTCGGTTGCCATGAGGTTAGTGCGTTCTAACGGATTCATACCATCTTCTGCCAATAAACCGTCGCGGCTCTCTAATATATCAGGAACGTTACTAAAGTCAGGCACTAGTTGGTTACCTGTTTCGTCTACAGTGCGCTGCCCAATAGCTTGGAGTTGCAACCCCAGCTCTTGCTTTTGAGCGCCTTTGTTAAAATCTGAAATGCCCTTGTTGTAGTTCTCAACCATGCTCTGACGCCATTCCGAAGTCGTAGCAATCCACAGGGCCTGAGCTGCGGGGTCTTCAGCATACGAACCTACCTTTTCACTAAATTCTTCCCATTTGCCTTCAAGATACGGATCTAATCTCTTCTGGATGAACTGGTCAGTCTCGGCCCCAAATTCATTTAAGTTAAGCAGCTCGGATGAGTCGTTAGATAACGCAGGAAGAATATCGTAGTTTATCGAACGTTTGTATAATGCGTTACGATACGCCTTACGCCGTTGAAAAGTAAGGAATGACGCAGGGTCTTCTTTTTTAAGTTCTTCAAACAAGTCCTTGTCGTCAACTCCTGCCGCCATTTTAGCCCCAAGTTCTTTTTCGGCGTCGCTATATTCTTTCAACGAGGCAGAAAATTTCGATAAGCCTGACGCTAACATCGATAGCTGGCTTTTTCCTACGGACGCTACAGCTACACCATAGTCTCCCGACTGAATACGCTGTGGCGAAAACGAGGGCTGATTTAGTTTGTAATTAACATCAACCCTCTCCTCTTTAGTAAGTGAACTTAAGTCTAATTTTTGTGTCATATTTTATAAAGTTATGCGTTATTTAAATTAAAAGCAACAGGGCATCAGCCACCGCCGCCTCCACCGCCGCCGCCGCCTCCGCCACCGCCTCCGCTGCTACCACCGCTACTGCTACCGCCGCCGCCTCCACCGCTGCTTGAAAGTAACGAATCTGTGGCGTTTCCGATTTGTAGACCGAGTGCGAGCGCGCTTAAATAATCAACAGGAGCAATGGGCTTATTGATTCTGATTAGATTCATCTGTGATGCTGTTTGAGCATTCTCTAAAGCAAAGTTTCTACCAATATCATTAAACTCAAGTTGTTGTCCGATTCTAAATCTAAATTCGGCTCTTTCTTTGTTTATATCGTTTTCGAGTGCATCGACACTAACGCCAGCAACCCCCGCTTCACCTGCTGATACTTTAGCTGTGCTTGATGCTGCTAGTGTTGCTTTTTCAGCCGCGCTTATTTTCTGTGCCGCTGCAATTCGTTCTTGGGCCTGCTCTAGTCTTGAAGCCGACATCTGCTGTAGCAGTCGCTTTTGTTCGGCAGCGGTCGCTTTGGCCTGTACTTTTTCCTGCGCTTTAGCGGCATCACGCTGCCCTTGAATGCTTAACGCGGTTGTTAATAGTGTTACTGGTAAGCCCATATTATTTAATAATTATAAATTCATAGAAACGGTATCCATTGATTTCAACCTCACGGATAAACTTTGCTCCTAACCACTTCAGCCATTTAACAGAGGCTGTATAGTCTTTAAGAACATAGTTCATGACCACGGGATAGTTATTCATGATACTAGGTAAAAGTTGTTTAGATGCTTTGGCAAAGATATAGGAGTGTTCCTTTACACCTTCGCTGCCTAAGAGCCATATATAAGGAATACCTTCATTGGTGCCCACGCCTAGCATAGCGAAGGGCATATCATCGCCATCAAGCGCAGCGATAGTTATATCGTCGGTTCTCAGTGCCGACAATAATACATCTTTAGGATCTTCAAACCCATACGCGCCCACTTCCATTCTGTCATACTTACGGAGTAAAGGCGCCAGCGCTTCCGCGTGGTGGGTATTTGCAACCACCGCTCTACATTTACCGTATGTTGCTAGAACTTTGTTATCCATATCTGTTGGAGCGACTATGCACAAAGGACTCAAACTCTGCTGAACTAAGGTTAACAGGGAATGCTGAGTCACTTTCAACTACAATAGTAGCTCCTTCAGGGTTTGTGAACACAGGAAAACGGAAGTCTCCCGATTTTAAAGTGATAGTGTTGTTTGAATCATATTCCTCAGCCAGCGCCGCTTGTGAGGTTGCTCTACCTTCTGGAGTGATTTTGATAGTGAACGAGCTAGTATCGTTATAGAACACAGCACCGTTACGTGTCATAAGCTTAGAGGCCGATGAAGGGGTCTTAGATTCTCCAGAGCGCGCCTTGAATAGCTGCTCAGAGAATTGATAGGTCATGGTGTAAGGAAGACCCACATAGTAAACGGTGTCCTCAGAAGGAGTAGCGGTAAGAGTAACCGTAGATTGACTGAATGAAGATGCTACTACGTTTCCTTTAGTATCATATACCTTGATTGTTTCGTCTGTCTTAGGAAGGAATGGAAGGGAAATGGTATTGCTACCTCCAGAAACAAGGGTTTTGATACGCTTGTCGAGGTGAGTAATATAGCCCTCTGCGTCTAGTTGCCCTTCTTCAAGGTTAATTTGCTCCAGCATTACCTGTCCATTATACACTGAGATAACATATAGAATGGAGTCAATGAAATTAACGGAGCGCACAACACCTTTGACGGTAAACTTCATCCACGCTCCTAAAAGCTTTTTGTTTCCGCTAAAAAAGTATTTGTATATGAAAATAGAAGTCATTAGTTGTAGCGAGAGTTAAAGTTAATTGTGCGCTGAATAGAAGGCATTTCTTTGCTATATACTCTGGAGTAATGTATGCGTCCGTCTGCGAGCTGATTTCTACCAAGCATAACAGACGCAATGCTGGCATCGTTAATTTCGGGTATTGAAGAAGCTGCATACACAGCTAGATTGTTATTTATATAAAACCGCGCCACATTTTTACGACCGACTAACATCAAGTGTAACATTTGCTTACCAGCCGCCGCGTGAGAACTTTGTGAGACATAATAAGTATTACCAGCTCGGACATATGCGTAACCATCTTGATTTTGGCCGCTGTTACTACCATAGGTATAAATACCCGCTTCAAATACTACGTCGTGTTGATTGTTGTGGGTACTTATTAATGCCTTTGGGCTATTAGTAAGGGTCGATAGCACTTCATAAGATATAAAGGTTTCTATGGTGTAAGTATCTCCCACTGCCGTTCTAAACTCATCATAGCCTGAAACTGGGTTGGCGGTTATATCTACCAAAGAAATAGCCCCCGTGTGTGTTTTATAACCAAACGGAAGAGAACCTCCAAGCCACCCAAAGTCATTAGCTTCCTGTTGTGTCATTTGGGCATAATTACGATTAGCTAGAGCGTCATGAAAAGTATCCATAGTTGAAAACCCCTTGATATTTGACGTGCTTGAAACATAGTTAGGAAAGCGGTGACTACCTGCAGAGGACACCGTTACACCATTAAAACGAGTATGAGTGGTATTCACGGTTTCAATCATCGAATTAATAGGATCATAAGCCGTTGTGTGATATATCAGCTCAGTGCCACCAATAAATTTATGATTAGTTTGTGGGATATTAGAAACAAGATAACTTGTATCAATAATCTGTCCGTCGGTAGTTTCTGCCTTACCAGAGATAGCAGCTATTAATCCTTCGGAGTTGGAACCAGTTAAAGACAGTAAGTCATTAGGGATATACTGAGGAACTGCTTGAGTAATCTCATCGGAGTCATATACATCCGTAGTAGAGTTGATTGTATACTCTCTTAGTCCTGTGTGGCTTCCACGGTCGAATGGGAAATACAGATAAGAACCAAGAGGTAGCGGCTCTACAGTCTTTGTGTAATCAAAGTTAGTAACCTGACTGATAGATACCGTACGAGGAGTTAACAAGTCACCACCTTTCAACACAAACTGAGCGGTGTCGGAGAAGATAGTAAGGTTTTCTTGGAACGGCTGTGCTGCTCTCAAGTTTGTTATCTCGCGATTGGATACTGTCACGTCGATTGGATCAGCGTCCAATAAGTCTGTAACGGTAGTTCGGAAGAAATTAAATGCCTGTATAGGTGTATTAACGGTAATACTTTCTTCGCTAGTAAAGGCTAAGGTTGTTACGTCTGTAGGTGCGAGTGCTTTAGCAGTGTTAGTATTGTTGTTTGGCATATAGAACTTAGTGTTCGGGAATGCATCAAACTCATACTCAGTAAACGCTCCGTAAATAACAGAGGAGTCCAGATATAAAGGATAGTAATGTCCGTCAGCGTGAGCACCGTCGTTACTACTGTTTACATAATAAGCAGTTCCGTTTGCGCTGCCGCCAAAGCCAGCTTCAGAGAATATAACAGCGTCTCTCGAAAGAAGGCCGAGTCGATTCTTGAATAGGAATAAGTTGTTAATGTTATTACTGACGAACGAAGAAAAAGGATTAGTGTCGTTGTCCCCTGCCTTGCGCTCTCCGAGGGGCATCCCGCGAAGAACAAAGACATTCTCAGCAGTATTAACGAGCTGTACAGGTGAGCCATCACCAACCTTGTAGAACTCAGACGGTCCCAAAGTTTCAATCCACGAACCGTTACCTTGGGCTTGGTTGTTATTCGTTTCAAACTTTACATAGTAATCATCTTGGGTTAGTTCCGCATCCCCTCTGACTTTAACAGTAAAGCCATTGACGCAGAATTTAGGAAGATCAGTGATAGAATCTACCTCTTTATAAACCAGCCCTAGTCCTGTGTTAGAAAGACCATCAGAGACACTAACGTCTGTAGAATTAAAAGCACTAGCAGATAAATCCAAAAGTATACCAGCCTCGCCTACTTTAGAAGCAAATGCGCCGAAAGCGGCGCCCGTTTCATTAATATTGGCAGTTGTCTGTCCATTGCGAGGGGCAGCAAAAAATTTATCTCTAATTTGTGTAGCAGAAGCGTTAACGGCGTGGTCGTCGCTATCTGAAACACGCATATACTCAGTAGGGCCTACTTTTATAGTATATTCTTTTTCATAGTCACCTTGCTTGATGAACACAAGAGCTTCGTCCGCTAAATCATAAGCTGTCTCTGTGGCCTTCGCAACAGCGGCGGCTGTGTTTACCATTAAGGTAGTATCGCCAATTGTAAGAGCTTTTATATTTTGATGCGATGTCGGAGAGTAGATATAATCGTCTGCTGTTAACGGATAGCCAGTTGTGTAGTTGACACCATTAACGCTAATGGACGCCTCTGTGGGCGTTGTAGAACCTTCAGCAAGCTCTATCCTGAACACACGTAGCTTAATACCATCAAGTATAACTACATACTTCTCATCGGATGTGCGCTCAATAAAGCTAATGAATCCTTCTTTAAGGATATCTTCGTCTTCGTCGTCAATATCCCCATCAAATAGTTTACTAACGAACTCAACAGGGGGTCTTTTCTGTAACCCTTTAAGGATACTACTGACTGCGTTTTCCTGTATCTCGCACTGTCCGTCGTATCGAAGGACGTCAGGCTGCTGCGAAACTCCCTGTACAAGATTAGGGAGCGAGTTATTTATTAAAGGCATCTTATGTTATTGAGTAGTTTCGATTTATGCCAATTCTGGCTCCAGTATCAAAATTGTCAAATATTGTTCGATCAGCGTTCTTAGAGTCAAACTCTTCGAGACGAGCTTTCGCTGTGTATTCGTCACGAGCAATGAGTGCTTCCAATTCACGAGAACCTACAATACGTCCTTGTAGTATACGTGCAGCACGTAAAGTAATATAACGTCGGGCTGGTTCGGGAAGGCTATCCCAAGCAAGCAGACGAGTTAGTGTGACTTTTATGTCACTAGTAAAAGTAGAGGTGTTGTCTTTGCGGTTAAATAAGGTTAGACCGCGACATACAATATCGGAAGAGTGGTCATCCACGTCAGCTTCGATAATGTCGGAGGCTAAGACGATGTTGTTTGAGGCGTTAGGACTCAGAGTAACATCATACTCTGTATTAAAATGCCAACCATCCGATTGAACTTCACGGCTTACCTCGTCCAAAATAGTTAGCGCAGTCGAGGCACTGATAGGAAGAGCAGAGGGTGTTGCTATAGAGTCAACGGGCGATTCACCAATATGACCCAGCATGGAGTTAACGGCTTCAAGTTGTGTAGTAAGAGTTGGCATAATATTTTATAAAAAGGGTGTCCCCACCCCCATGAAAGAGGGTGAGGACGGTTTTAAGGATTAAGCTTTATTAAGCTGTAACTTCGACGCAGCACTCAGGACGGATTACACCGTGACCCATAGCGTATTTTGCAACGAAGAGCGTTCCTTGGCGCTCGATTTGGTAATCAGACTCAGTGGCAAGGTCAAGAAGCTTGACAGTGCCGACACCAGCTTTGTGGCCAGCAACGAATTTAGTTGCTGTAAAGTTGCCATTGTAGCCAGAACCATTGCCAGAACCGCTGTGGTTTTTGTCGAACACATCATTGTTTGATGCGCCGTCACCAGTAGCAGTGCTTGCAAGGTTACCACTTGGAAGGTGGTTAGACTTGAATATCTTGATACCAGCAACCATAGGCACGGTGCCAGAGGCAACAGAACCTTCACCACCAAAGTCGCGATTAAGCGCGATGTTAGTGGTAGGATCGCTAATAAGCTTGTAGTATTGAGTAGGATTCAATACAGCGAAGCGGTCGTCAGCAGGGATGTCTTTTTCATCCAGCTTTTG